ACCCCCTATTTTTTCTGGACTACCGTATCTAAAACGAACAAAGTCGCCATCAAACCATTGTCCCTCAGCCCCGGTCTCCGTGACTTGTTTGTTGAACCCCGGTGCAAAACCTAATTTTTGTAACATATAGCCTCATTATAATACTATTTTATTCCTGATGGTAGACCTAGCTTTGGTCTGCCGTCAAATTTATTTTTGTTAGCAAATGGGCCATTCACATGATTATAATGTAGAAATACTTGACCGCAAATGTCCCCGTCAAAAGGCTCTCGCCAATGTTCAAGTTCACAGCCACTATATACTAGCATATCGCCTACTTCAAGCAAGACTTTTGTACCTAACGGAGCGTTAGGTTTAACAATATTCTTACGTTCATCAACAACATTATTAGCTCCTGTACCATCTATAAATATAGGCCAAGGTTTTCCTCCTAAATTAACTGTTGTAGATATTTCACAACTAGGTCTGTCTTTATGTCTATGTAAAGTATCACCTTTTTTATATGCTCTGGCATAAGAATATGTTGGAATAAGATCTAAGCCAGTGTGTTTTTTCATTACTGGTAACATCTTAACCATAAGAGTTTCCATAGCAAAATCAGCATAACATGAATAAGTATTAGGTATTTGTTCATCGGTCCATGTTCCAAGAATCGGGGACTGTGCATGTATATTATGTTGATACATAAAACCCACTGCATCTCGTTTAAGTAGGAAGTAGTTAAGTATAAAGTTAGCTAGATCATATGATACAGCGTTCTTAATTACTTGATATTTATTAGTTTCAAACATCATACAAACATACCTTTCTGTAAAAAATTAAATGATACTGATATTCTTATATCATTGGATTCGTTAGGATCAACACAATGCATTAACCAAGAAGGAAACATAATACATCTACCAGCAATAGGTTCGTAATGTGTTTCTCTAAATAATCTTGCTGGTTTTTCCCCTTCTTTTTGATTTGGTCTAACCATTGCTGCTGATGATCTTGGATCATCTATTTTTAAATGTCCACAATTTTTAGGAGCTTTGATATAATATACACCAGACCATAATGAATTAGGGTGTTGATGAGCTCTATTCATTCCACCTGGTGGATTAATGTTAGCCCACATATTACCTAAGAAAGGTTCACTATCTAAATGCTCTTGATCATAAATTGTTTTTTGACACGAATATAACATATCGACAAGTTTTTTATACTCTGGCAATTGATGCATATGGATTCCAGAATGCCATCCTTTAATATTAGTTCTTGTCATTCCTTTATCTTTATTAGACCAAGCTATAATATCTCGTTCTAACTCTTGATTTAAAGTTGGGTGTTCTATATCTGCAATATAAATAGGTGTTGGAAAATGTAAGTCTCTATGCATTATTTAAATGGTGTACCTCCAAACCACATAACAAGTGATTGTCTTCTACCACGTGTTACAGGTTTTACTCTATGTCTTATAAACGATGCAAAAAATATAGCGTGTCCCTGTTTTAATTTTGCAACTTTACCTTCTTTCATTAATTCTAAGTCTCCTCCTTCAAATTCTGATTCAGGAGAAAGCAAACAAGTCATAGATATTTTTCTAACTGGTGGTTCATGTTGCATGTTTACATCATTATCTACATGCCATTCATAAAATCCACCTTCTGGATATTCTGTGTACTGTGCCATTTCTGTAATAGTCATTCCATCAAAACCAAAATGATTACCATTAGTAGTCTTCATAATTTTTTCTATATCTTTATACATGTCATTCATTTTAGAAAAAGGTATCCAACTAATATGTGAGGTTCTAGTTTTAGTATCTATTACTCCACTTGTAATACCTTTTTTATTTCCAACTTCTGCATCATTTCTAGGTTCTGCACGTCCTGCTTCAATAATCATTTTACATTGTTCAGGTGTAAAGATAGGTTGTGTAGTCTCTACTATAAAAGATCTCCAACGTGGCTCTGTTATCATATTAATATCCGTATTCTATCCACCCTGTTATTATATATTTGTCATTTGATAGAGGAGGGTTACCTCTATGAATATGTGTAAACTGTGATGGCCATACCATCAATGTATTTTTTTCAGGTTTAAATCTACACTTTTGATATAAAAATTCTGTTTCACCGCCTTCGTCCACATCATTTAAATATACCATAAAAGCTAAGATTCTATTTCTGGCTTTCATTTCAGCATTCTCACAATGCCAATGATGATAACCTTCGCCTATTTTAGTTTTTTGTATTTTAACTTCTAGTATATTATGTGTTGCTAGTGTTTTTAAATAAGAATATTTTTGAGTATATAATGGATACACTTCTTTAAAAAATAAATCTATAAAAGGTTTATTAGTGTAAGTCATTGCAACATTAGTTGAAGCCTCAAACTCACCTTGTGAGCCTTTTATAGTATCAATTGCACTGTCTGATGCCAATGTTTCATTTTCTTTTCTTGGATACACAGCACCTTGTTCTTCACATTTATTAAAATAATTTACATAATTATCTATTAATTGGTCTGGCATAAAATTTTTAAACAATCCAATATGGTCATCCCTAATTAAAAATTTTTTATCCATTATGTAGCTCCTCTGTTTCTAATTGGATCAAAGTCTACGTCACAGTTTGCAGCTAGTGTTCGTCTAGTCTCATCAGTTCCATTAAAAGGATATACGCAGTGTCTCATATCATATGGAAATATATAAAAATCTCTAAGGTCCATTGGTGGTTGATAATCTATTTTAGCAAACTGACCATTCGTTGCACCTAGTATTTGTAGTCTACCATTTTGTGGTATGTGTCCTGCTGAATATTCTTTACCATAAGTAGATGGTACTTTTAAAATCATTACAGAAGATAGCCCTGTGTATAACATTCCTCTATGAACATGGGCTGGATTATATTCGTGTTGTTTCATTTCATTAACCCATATAGAATTTAAATGAGTATTATAATCTTTTATTTTATTCCATTTTAAATAATGTTGAAAGATAGTCATAAAATAATTTGTTACATTTTTAGGTAACATATTATGATTCTTCATTTTAGTCTGATCAGCCCCGTGATAAAATAATGAATGTTCATTTTCTATTTTACCTACTAACTGATCGTTAGCGGGTTCAAGGTTATGAAAATTTTGTTCGTAGATCTGATTAATTGCAGTAAATATATCAAGAGGTACTTGATACTTTAAAACAGATTGACCTAAAAATACAAAATCAAAATCAAGATTTTGGTTTTCCATGTTGTTCAATTTTTTCTTTTTCTTTATAACTATTTTCTAATTCACCAGATTTTTTAATTCTTCGTAATGATTGTAATTGTCCCATTACATTAAATATTTCAGCCTCGCTAGAATTATCATTTAGTGCTTTTGCTTTCTCGTGATATTGTAATCCATATGACTCTAGTTGATGTTGGTTAACATCCTTGTCATTAAATGATCCGTCATTAAATTCTCCTTTTAACGTAGACCACATTTTAATTTCTCTTAGTCTATGCTTAGCAACTTTTTCCATAGATGCTTTACCAAATTTACATTCATCTAAATCTATTTGATATTTAGTTAATTTATAACCATCTTCTTCTTTATCTATTTTATTTTCTAACCAAGTTATTTTTGCTTCGTTTCTTCTATAATCAAAAGATAGTGCCATAAGATTATCTAAGTATGATGATTGTTCTCTAACACACTGCCAATATTTTGCAGCTTTAGTTGGGTATCTATTATCTTGTAGTACAGAAAATCTTGCTTCTGTTTCTGTTCGAAACATTTGTTTCTTGGTCCATGTATCACGAAGCTCGTCTACCATACCTTTAAAATCGGTAAGGTCTTGTGGCTCTAATAAATTATTTAAATGAATTTCTTCATCTTGTATTACTTCTTTAACGTCTTTTTTCATTTCTTTATCCTTTATGTTTCTCTCTTATATATATTATCTAAAATATATTACAAGTCTTAACTAGCTGTAAATGTTTTAGTTTGTGGTGCACCTGCACCATTCCATTCTTCTGTAAATGGTCTTGCAGGTGGTGGTCCTTCTCCACCAAAAGCTAATGCAGATGTGGTTGTACCACTTCCTCTTATAGCTACCCTTGCACTGTTTAAATCTCCGTCTTCAGCCCAATTAGTTCCAGTAAATATTTCTGTTTTAGCTGATGATCCGCCTACTCCTGGTTGTCCACCAAATGCCATAGATGCATTATATGTAGCTCCAGCTCCTCCAAGATTATATCTTGCTTCATTCATAACATTCATAGCTGTCCAGTTAGTTCCATTATAATATTCAGTAAGTGCTTGTTGTGCAGTAGTGTATCCACCGAAAGCTAATGCTGATGTAACTATTCCACCGCCTGCATGTGAGTATCTCGCAGTATTCATAGAAGTTACTGCAGTCCAATTTGTTCCATTCCATAATTCTGTTGTTGCAACATATCCTGGTGGAGCATATCCTCCAAAAGCTAAAGCCGATTCGTTATCTGTACCAGCACAACCAGCATTTACAGACTTAGCAGCAGGCATATCATTAACTTCAGTCCAAGTTGATCCATTCCATTTATTTGTTTTTGCTATATTAGTTGACGCAGGATTAGCACCACCATAAGCTAATGCGGAAGTCTGAGTACCAGATCCACCTAAATCTCTTCTTGCGGTATTTAAATCTCCTACTTCAGTCCAACTAGTTCCGTCATAAGATTCTGTTTTAGCTGTTATAGTTGGTTCTGCTCCACCAAAAGCTAAAGCTGAACTGTTACTTATTCCAGCTGCAGCTGCATTTTGTCTTCCAGTATTTAATTCTGTACCCGTAGACCATGCTGCAGTCGCTGTTAATATTTGACCTTTTAAAACAGCTGTTGTTGAGTTATACCAAACTTGTCCTTCAACAGGATTTGCTGGGTCTGATGCTAAAGACTCAATTTGTGTTCCTTTAATTTCTTTGTATTTTGCCATAATTAATCCGTATTTACCGTTTTAGTAAGAGGAGAACCTGCACCTGTCCATTTGTCTGTTACTGTTGATAGACCTGGAGTTTCTCCACCAAAAGCTAAAGCTGAACTAGTACCTCCTGAAGTCGAACCAGATAGTGCTCTTCTTTTTGCACTTAAATTTGCTTGTTCTGCCCAATTAGTTCCATTATATAATTCAACGTCTGCTGATGTACCAGGAGGACCTAAGTCTCCACCAAAAGCTAATGCTGCTTCGTAAGTTCCAGATCCTGCTAATTGATCTCTTGCACTATTTAAATCAGTAACTGTAGTCCAGTTAGTTCCATTCCATTTTTCAGTTTTTGCTGAATTGGGTCCGCCTGTATCTCCACCGAAAGCTAATGCTGCTTCTGTTAATCCTGCTCCACCTAAAGCAGCTCTTGCAGTATTTAAATCTCCAGTTTCTGCCCAATTAGTTCCAGTCCATTCTTCTGTTAAACGAGAGTTAGATGGATAAGGTGCTCCTCCAATACATAATGCTGATGTGTTGGATGCTCCTGCACAACCCATTTGTTGTCTTGCAGCTTGTAAACCATTTACATTTGTCCAATTAGTTCCGTTCCATAATTCTGTTTGTTGATTTGGTGATACGTTTCCCCCAAAAGCTAAGGCTGAAGTCGATGTTCCAGTTCCTCCTAAGTACCCTCTTGCAGTATTTAAAACATTTACTGCAGTCCAAGCGCTTCCATTCCATAATTCTGTAACATCCTGAAGTTGATTAGTAGGTCCACCACCAACTCCTCCAAATGCTAATGCTGCTGTGCTGGAACCAGCACCTGCTAATGCTTGTCTAGCAACGTTCATACTGTTTTGTGTAGACCAAGATCCAGCAGTTGTAGCTCCTTCAAATCTTATAGTATTTGCAGTTTCGTTATACCACACCTCTCCCTGAATTGGATTACTGGGATCCGTAGTGTAGTTCTGTATTCTATTACCATGTGTGCCTAAGTAAGTAGCCATTTAATTTTTATTCCTCTAATGTTATGTCCACAGGTCTTTTGTTCATTGGATCATTTTTTTCTTCATCCGTCTGATCATCCCAAGTAGCTTGCGCTGCTTGAACCTGTGCAGTAACAATCGCCTGTGCTTCATCCTTAGTTTTTACAGTACCTGCAACTTTAGCAATCCAAAGATTACCATGTTTGTTATATGCAGGA